TGCGCGCGTATATATGCGCGCGTGTACGTTGTTGTTTAAGGTGGTGCGGGACGCTTCTTTACCACGTAAGTAATGCTGTTTATTAGCTGTGCAGTATCTATCAATGGGGTGACACCACCTGATGTTACTTCTGTATGGCCTGGTCTATAATTGGCATGCCATTGCCTATAGGCCTGATTGAATGCGGCATCCCCTTTATGCCTAGCCCTTGCTGCAACGGTGCCTGGCTTTAGTGGTGGTGGAATGCCAGCGACTATTGTCTTCTTGACTGCCGTGACAGCCGTTTGTCCTGCGGCATTCAATGCTCTATCAAGTACACCTTCATCACCACGAAAGGCAGCCTGCCCAGCCTGCACCATATACTTGGTCCACTCACGCTCAGATGACCTGACACCAGGGACTAGGAATGGACGCGCTGGGATGTTGTTTGCTGGGCTACCTACCTCGTGGATATAACCTAATGTTGCGTTGCTTGGTGCACTGTCACTACGGTGGTCATTGGCAGCAGGAATGCCTACCATGACATGTGTACCAGCAAGGCGTTCCAGTGCCTTGGTTATCTTGTCGTAATTGTCTGTGTCATCAGGCATTGGTCCACCGCTCAATACGCTCCCTGAGGATAGCTAAGTATGACCGCATAGCTGACTCTTGTGAATACAAAAGGGCAAAGTCTATATGATTTAAGGCAAACGCCTCTTTACTCTTGATGAATTTTGCTAAACGCTGTAGTTTATCATTCAATTCCTGACGCTCTTCCATGACTCTAACTTGCCATTCTTCCACAATAATACTCCTCCCATGCAAGCATACCCGCGCGGCTATCATGCCCACTAAAAAGACTCCTTTTCGATTATTTTTCGAAGCGCGCGTACGCGGGATGGATGCGCGCGCGCTTCGAAACTTTAACCTTTAACCCCATAAAAGTGACTCAATCCTTCCCAGAACGCGCGGGACGCTTCATCTAACGTTATGCCTTCTGGAATGACTACTTCCCCTGTCTTTAGATTGACTCTTACACCACAGGGGTTAAAGGTTAACCAACTATGTTCCAAGTCATTAAACTTGAGTACACTACCAGGTTGACTTGTGTAATAGTCTGTCACACTATCACCTCAGGAAGAATAGGCTCAGCGAAGCAACGGCAATTAGGAAAGTTACCAGGGTGATGGCGCTCACCACCGGCCTCAGCCACGGGTGGGTCATCCCATGATTGTATTGTCCCTTCCAAAGCCCTGTGTTCCCGCCTAACAGCCGCATCTCTTACTGTCCTCCAGATATACTGTTCTGCACCTATGTGTTGTGCGCGTGCCTGAACAATAGCCGATTGACACTTAGCCGTTTCAGTCCGCGCGATGAGGGTGGCTCTCGATACTGTAACATTACCAGAATCCCGCACCAACTGAACAAGGTCGTCATATCTGCGTCCACCTACAACAAAGTCTTGTGTGTATTCCTGAACTCTTCTACCTGCATCAATAGGCAAAGATGTGATTAGAGTAACTTGATCATCTAACATTTGCTTGATTACCCCACCAATAGGGGCATTCTCAATCATGTTTCTTAGCTCAACACCAATTTCCCTACTAAGCCTAAACCAGGCTCCTGCATCTCTACGTGAGACTTCAGCTATCATGCGGGCTGCAGTTACTCTAGCCCAGGGGTTAATCATTGCTGAATATCTACTAAGCAGCTCTATTAGCTGAGGTAAATGGTCTGTATCACCTGGGGTGAAACCATTAATGATCATGCCAATATTACGAGCAACTGCTCTTAGTTGTTGTGCATAATACCTTTCAGCCCGCCTTACCTTCTCAAAATGTTGCCGTTCACGTTGTAGTTGCCTACGCTGGGTAGCGGTAGGACGCCAGCGTGAACGGGCAAGTTCAGGAGGGAGACCAACTGTTCGCATCTATACACGAGCAACATGTTGCAAATCAAGAAACTGTTCAGCTTCTGCACGTCTTCTACCAATGATCTCAGGTGGTTTATTCCACATTAGAATGGCATCCGCTGCCGCTTCAATGAGACCATCGTTAATGTGCCGCAAGAACGTGGAACCACCAAATCCACCTAAGCCAATGTTATAGGCAATCGACACTAAAGCATCAAACTGATGCTGATTAACCTCACGCTTTAGTCTTGCGGAAACACCATTCTCAAACTTGGCAATATCTCTTTCAAAGATCTCTTCTACCTCTTCCCTGGTAATAGTCAAACCAGGAGTGACTGTTGGAGGGCCAGCCACACTGGTATGACCCACCCCAATAGTCCAGATGCCTTTGCTGTCTTGATAAGCGGTTAGCTTAACGCCTTCCCGCTCCATCAAGAGGCGACGACCATTGTCTGACATCTGCATGATGAATGCCTATTTACAGGGTGTACATCGAGGTGAAGTATCCTAGCTATGCTGCGGTACTCGACGCTCCGGTAATACCGCTAGAATCGCCTGGAAAACGATGTATGAGTGAGTATTAGTAGGGAACTTAGCGACTAGGCGGTGGGAGCACCGTCATCAAGCAAATCAATGACAATAAAGTGAGGGGAATAGGCCTGACACTAACCCAATAGAAAGTAACTATGGGATGTGTTAACAGCATCCCAAGAAAACTAAACCACAGCACCAGCACCACACCACGTAGCCAGAGTACTATAAACAACACAACAACCAACCCCATGACAAGATAATCATCAACTCTAGTATACGAATTGGAATATCGGCTTTGTAGCAAGCCAACAATACAAACACCAGCACTATCTGAGAGACAAAGATCAACCCCAACGCATCATTTAGTACCAGGCTCATCTAACAAAGGCAATAGCCTTATCAAAGATGGCTAAGACTTCCTCCTTGGTCCGCCTGTGTTTGTCTTGCCAAGCTATTATGGACCAATCATGACCCAAGGCCTCTTGCAGGCGCATCATTGCCTTAAACCTAAGCGACCTGTAGGACTTGAAACTATCAGTGATCTCTTTCAGAGAACGGAATCCAATCGCACCCAACATACAGTACTCTTGTTGGTTGGTTCGAAAGGTACCCTGACACCACCCTGCTTCAACTCTTTCCCGTGCAATAATCAACCTACGGGTTATCGGATCAAAGCCTGTACCATCAAACGGCATAACAATTTCTCCCCTATCAAAAGTGCGGGCTACTCTTTACCGGCTCCCACCTGCCCCTCATCATCGCCCGTCGCTCCCGACCGCACAGCGATGATATCGGACCTCCGCTCCACTTCACCTGGCGCCAGGTATGGCAGGGGCCGCCATGACATTGTTTCACTTCGGGGTTCGTCATGCTCCACTATAGGCATCACTACCTCCCAACCTAAGTCAACCAAGGTCCTCCAAACCTACCATAAGGCCAACCAAAGTAAGTTGGAAACCTAACAGGTCCAGGTACATAATGGAAGGTACGATAAGCAGCCGTAGCCTTCCAAAACAAAGCACCATACTGGGTCATCAAATACCAGCTCTGAGTACCTGTAACACCAGGGAATCCCTCTGACGAAACGCTCACACCATTCACAGATTTGCTGTTAATTCTGCCCACCATTCCACTACCACCATACCCACCCATGCCAGGTCCACCTGGTCCTGCAAACAGTGTTGCAATGTGAGCAGTCAACAATGCCAACAAATAGGCTCTTGTATCTAGATCCTGCTCAGGACTAGTCGCATCATTTCTAAATATCAATCCTGCAGTAATCCACATCCTTTCTAAGGCGTCACTATCTGTACCACTAAACTGAGGAAAAGCACTAGTAAATCTATCATAATCAAACTTGACAACAAATGCGTCCTCTGGTGGCAAGACAGGTTCTTGCCATGTCATACAAACACATTCACCAGACTTCAATAAAATCCTTCCGTCATCTAGGGCTACTTGAGCAGTCAATACATAGATACATTGGTCAACCATATCCCCTACTAGTTGACTGGTCTTATACTGATCAAATACAGGTGCACCAATCAACCTAGACAATGGTGTCAAGTCAAGAGTCGGATCTGATGTTGGTTCAATATCAATAGTCCATAATGCTGACTGGATAACGGGACTGGTATTAGTAGCACCTGGCGGGACATTACCAATTTCATTGGTAAAGTCAAAGGTAAAGTAGTCCCGCACAGGTGCTGGGAGTATGGGTCCAAATGTTGTATCGGACGCCATTACCTATTGCCTTCCCCTTGCTCAAGGATGCCAAGCCTGAGTCTTCTGTCTACACCACCCATCTTGGCACTGGGATTATTACGGTCCAGAGGTTCTAGACCCGTAACAACACTAGTCAATTGCTTGCATTCGGTAATCAGTGTTGCCCTATCCTTATGGGCCAAGACAACCTGGTTTTTGACCAGATCACTGGTCTTATTCTGCATATGCCAGCCATCCCATACATCTTTGGGACAACCTTCTGTTATCGCATAACCACCAGGTAACAATTCAGTGACTGCACTACTGAAATTGTATGCCTGGCCTGCTGTGGCGATCCAAGGACCGCGACAAACAAACTGGGCGCCTTCAACAGGGATGGCTCTACGCGATTCTTTCATTGTACCATCCCGCAGCGGCTCCATATATTCTTGCCACTGAAATACCCGCAAGACAATCCCTGATGGGAGCTTACAGGCGACATATACAGTGTCGCCCGTTGTTGCTCCTCTTGAGAACGGGACCGCTGGACGCGGTGGCTGGGGTGGCGGGACTTGCATACTATCAGCCATGATTACCTTTTACCTCCTATCATTTCAAACATTGTTAGGGGGACCAGTTTCCCCCTAACTGCCTAGACACCAATCATTGAGACGACAGCTGCCGGCATCCGCACCACTGTGCCCCAAGTACCTGCACTGACCTTCTGAGAGAAGGACGAACGAGCGCGAATAACAGGGTGAGCCCGCATTTTTTCCGAGTACGCCGGAAAGGCAAACTTCTGACCTTCAACTTCATTGGCGAACAGCTGTACAAACTCGCCAGCTGCCACACCTTGCGGCATGATTGGTCCACGAGCCGCATATTGCGGGATCGTAATCAGCTTGATATTGCCAAAGTTCTTGTCGATCAGGTCACGCACATTGACACCGAAGCTGTTGGTGATCGTCAGGGCGACTTGTGAACCAGGCGACATTGCCAAGGTCATTGATGTATCCGTGTCGATCAACCCACCGGTCTGCAAGACCAGTTGGTAGAATAGTGTCTCAATGTCGGCATAGACCTCGTTTGCCGTGGCGTTCATGACCCCATTGATGATCCAACGTGGGCTGTTGCCAGTCGCTGCCTTTGGCGCAGGGCTGAGGGCTGCAGTCAGATTGGGATCATTGGTCATGCCATAGTTCTGGAGCCCACCAACACCAAACAGGTAGGCAAGGTTCATGAACTTGGCAATAGTCTGGGCTGCTGCACGATCGATCTCAGATACCCAGTTGACGCGGGCAAGACCACCGCGCTCTACTTCCCGCTCACCATACTCTTTGATGACCTGGAAGAGGTAGTTTTGCCTAGCCGGCCACCCAACATTGATCCCGGCGTTGCCGTTCTCATTGTAGTCGCCATAGCTAGACACTTCACCAGTCGCCTCGACGACCGGGAAGTAGATGATGTCTTGCAGCCAATCACCACGCTTGACTTCACCACCAAGCGCTTCCGCTGCCTTGTTCGGGCTGAACAAGATACGGAAGACCTCAGGGTCAATAGTCGTAGTAAGCAGGGCGGGGATTGCCGAGTTCGGGTCAGTATATAGTGGAGGCGGTGCATCCATCGCCATACTATTATGGCCGTATCCACCATAACCCCAAGAATCCTGGGCCATCTGGAGCATCTCGTCCTGGGCCAGTTGTGGGTTGTTCTTCCAAGACTCCGGCGTGTATGCCGTAATCGCGGGAAGATATACACCACGATTTTCCCATTCCGCACGATCAGCCGACCAGGCAGCCCGCGCACCACTAAAATTTTGCATTTGTTCCTCCGGAATAAAGGATTACCGCCTGGTGATCCTTGCGGTAGTTACTGTATTAGTGGTGGGACTAAGCCCACCACTTCTTAGCCAAGCGGCCAGCTGGACATCTTGATGATTTCGCCTGCCGCACCTGCGCTGGTCGCAAACCACTTGGTCTCAATTGCGTCAGTGGCGCCAAGAGAAGCAGAGGCAACCACTGTGTTATTGTCCACAGCATAGGTACCAAGGCCACCCGTACCAGTCAGACCGTAGTTTGGGCCCATTGCCGTGATGGAAGTACCAGCAACAACAGTACCACCCGACAGCGCATCACCAACCTCGATTGGAGTTGCACCGGCGACGGTGACAGTCATCGTACCATAGGTACCAGCAATTGCTGTGGAGGCAACAGTCTGCTCGGCAATGCTGACTGCATAAGTACCAACACCACCAGGTGTAGCACCACTCAACTGACCGAGAATCCTGGTACCCGTTACAACATTGGTACCAGAGATTGTGGAACCAGGTACCACAGAACCAGCCCCAACTGCACTAACAGTCAAGACATTACCAGCAATTGAGCCGGTGGCACTAAAGGTTGATGCTGCGACCGAACTAGTCACGGTCGCTGCACCCGGGGCAGTACCTGTTGCACCAAATACCACAGCACCATCGCTCAGACGAGCAAAGGCCTTCATCCCATACTGGGCATAGGTAGTACCCCGATTGAGAACAAAGAACCCACCAGCCTGATGGAGAGTAATGGGGAAGCCACCGGGGACCAGCATACTGACACCACCAAGGTAACTGGTGATCAGGCCCTGCTGTTCACGATGAACAAACCCTGCCGGTGCAATAACACCACCAATAGCGCGGGTGTGAACCAAGGTCGGAGCATTGTTCGGGTCGATGATGCTGGCATCAAGCCAACCAAACCGAGCAACAGTCACGCCCTCAGATGCAGCAACCAGCCCACCGGGGCCAGCATCCACGGTGGCCCGCGGATTGTGGTCGCAAAAGTCACCTTCTACACCAGGTGCCTGTTGCGGATAAACCTGAGCTTGAAACAAAGGCATTGAAACCTCCATATAGTTACTAGTACACCACCTCAGGATTTACTGAATAGTGATGTTCTTGGTGAAGTCGAACCGCTCAGCGAACGAGCCACCTTCAATCTTGGCGTCCGCTGCCATGCGCGGGCCACCCTGATTGGGACGACGGGCGCCGGGGCGAGGCTGCGCTTCAAGCACAGGCAACAAGGCATCCGGATGCATCTTGTCGACCTTCTTGGCGTCCATACCGAGTGCCTTTAGGGCGGTACGGTAAACATCGGACGGCCGAGCAGCATCCATGGCCAGGTCACCAACCCAAGGACGAACAAAGCGCTCAGCTGCGCGAATGTTCTTCTGGGTCTGGACAGTACGAGCAACAGCGCGCTTGATTGCCGCGTCCATTGCCGTCTTTGTCACCGGCTCGGATTGCTCAGAGGGGACGACTTCATCCTCCGCTGCCTTCTTTTTGGGATTGCCTTCTTCGTCAAGCTCCTCTTCCTCTTCGTCGCTCACGCAATCTTCGAGCTCGTTCTCGTCCATACCGCCAATGGCGGTCGGGGGCGGAATTTCACTGGGCATACCTTGATCTCCTCCGTTTCCATTGGGGTCTTTACTCTGTTGCTGCTCACCGCCACCACCACCATTGTCAGGAGGAGGAGCGCCGACGCCTCCACTGAGGTCAGGATCAGGATTGCCTTCCTCAGCGAGAAATGCGTCAAGGTTCTGCAAGATCTCGGGCGATACCCCTTCTTGCTCAAGGTATGCCTTAATCTTTGCTACAACATCTTCGGGGTCACCATCTTCCTCTGTCTGTGCACCCATAGGCGGCCCAGCATTGGGCTCCGTCTGCATGGGCGGCGGCCCACCCTGAGGCATCCCACCACCCATCTCAGCATCTGCCATACCAGCAGAAGGAGACAATGCGTCCAAAAGGTTGGCTAAATCCTGGATATCAGCATCCTTGGCCAACTTGCCTTTGGTCGCATACTTGACCGTCTTGATGATGTCGGTCTTTCTGCTGTTAAAGTTCTTTGACGTAACTCCACGCACAATGGAGTTATAGTCAAGGGGTGCAGCATCTTGAGCGAGGCGCGGTGTGAGATAGGTAAGCAGAGCACCTTTGGCAACCATAGCTGCCGGCGCTAGTTTCGGCATAGCGGGACTCCTTTCCTTAAGAGCAGCATCTTGGACGACAACATCGGCACCAGCCCTGCCATCCTCTACTAGGGCAACATGATTACCACGTATGTTAGTCATAATCCCATCGTAGTGTTGACCCTCATACATACCAGGCTGCATTAAAGGGTCGTAATGGTAAGCACAAGACAGTTCCTTTTGCTCACCATCCTCAATTGCGTCAATTGCTGGCTTGGTCCAAAAGACCAAACTATTCTTTAGGTAAGGATGCTGATACATAGCATCAGTACCGGTAGAACCCACTACTAAATCAGCTGGATGCTTTTCTGAATTAACTGGTTGATGCTTTGCTAAGATTGGCAAGTTATTGAATGTTCTTGCAGCCTTTTGTAGTTCTTTGGGATGCCTTAACAACCAATACTTTCTAGCGGGGTCAAGACCAAGTCTCTCAAAATCCGGAATCTCTTCACCCCAATATGGATTAACCGTTGCCTTAGATATGTTTGACATCCCGACGTGCATATGCCCATCTTCACTAACCCTGCGCACAGATGGGTTTTGATCCATCGCAATAGGACTGGATTGCGACTTGAGTGGGTTAAATGCTCCAACCATTGCGATCATGCGGCAATCCTACGACGGGATGGGACAGATATTGTCCTATTTCCATTACCACCAGATCCACTCGTTCGATTTGGTGCAGTGCCCATACTTGTTCGACCACCATTTCCATTACCAGCAACAACTAACCTATCAGGGTTATCACTGACTAATATCCTATCAGGTGGTGTACCTGGTATTACACCAGGAATAGCGGGGAACCAAGCAGCACCAAGAGAGGCATATCCACTAAATGAATCGCTTGTCTCTATTACTTCAAGATCTGCTGTAATCTTATCAACAAAGCAAGTTGCACTTACTACATTATCATTTTGAGCAAGTCGTAAAGTACCTACAATATTTACAGTACCAGTAGCCGTGATAGTATTTGAATCTTGTATTTGGTTGAGTGTACCACCAATAACTGCTTCTACGGTGGCAGTGATCGTCTGTGAGGCTTGAATTTCACTAAGTACAGCACCGGTAACAGGACCACCTATTGCGACTACAGTATTAGATGCTTGTATTTGATTGAGGTGGCCACTAACAACAGAACCACCTATTGCGACTACAATATTAGATGCTTGTATTTGATTTAATGTACCAGTAACAACAAGAGGTAACGTACCAGTTGCTGTTAACGTATTTGGTGTCTGTAAAACGCTAAGAGTACCACCAATACCAGAAAGAACAGACCCGGTAGCAGATACAATATTTGACGCTTGAAGCTGACTTAATGTACCAGTAACAACAACCACACCAGTAGAAACTATTGTATTGTCTGCTTGTACTCGATTAAGAACGCCACTAACAGTGATTGTACCAGTGGCCGTGATTGTTTGTGTAGCTTGAAGCTGACTAAGAACACCACCAACAACCAGACTGCCCGTCGCGACTAAAGTATTTGGTGGTTGTAACTGGCCTAATGTACCAGTAACGGTTACCCTGGCAACTGCTGATAAAGTATTTGATGCTTGTAGTTGACTTAATATACCAGAAACAACAAATGGTACATTACCGGTTGCTGATATCGTTTGTGATGCTTGAAGAACATTAAGAGCGCCACCAATACCAGAAAGAACCGAGCCAGCTGCTACTAAGGTATTTGGCGGTTGTAACTGACCAAGAGTACCAGTAATAGTGACTCTAGCAATTGCTGATAAAGTATTAGGTACCTGAGCTTGACTTAAGGCACCAGTAACAGCAAGAGTACCGACTGCTGTTAATATATTTGAGGCCTGAGATAGATTAAGTGTACCTGTAACAGTGATTCTAGCTACTGCTGATAAAGTATTAGGTGCCTGTAATTGACTTAGCGTCCCAAGAATGATAACAGTACCAGTGGACGCAATAGTTTGTGGTACTTGTAATGCGGATAGTGTGCCAACTGCTGGGACTGTGCCAGTTGCCGTTAGTGTTTGATTAGACTGAAGAACACCAAGGGAACCAGTAATACCACTTAGAACAGTGCCAGTTGCTGCCACAATTTGAGCAGCTTGACTTTGACTAAGCGCACCACTAACAACAGTACTACCAGTAGCAACCAGAGTATTTGAGGCCTGAGATAGATTAAGTGTACCTGTAACAGTTACTCTGGCAATCGATGATAAAGTATTAGGTGCTTGTGACTGGCTTAATGTACCACGTATGGTCACAGTACCAGTAGAGGAGATGGTCTGTGACGTCTGAACAATAGAGAGATTACCAATTACTGGAACATTGCCAGCAGCAGTTATCGTATCGAGCGCTTCAATCTGGGAGAGATTACCACTAACACCACTTAGAACAGTGCCAGTTGCTATCAGTGTATCAGGGCTTTCGGTGACCGATAATGTGCCGGTAATGGCGAGGGGAGCCGTGCCTGTCGCCGACAGCGTGTCGGCAGTCTCGGTGACCGCCAGAGTGCCAATTATACCAGTATCAGCGATCTGGTAAACCGGTTGCACCGCACCGGGATGCGTATAGTTGGTAACACCGGTTGTCTGCCCCGCCCTGTGCTGCGGGAAGGCGGGGGGCCAAGCAACAGCTACCAACCCACTGATCGCTGGCTGCACCGCACCCGGTGCGTCAAAATTTGTTACACCTAAACTTTGCCCTGCGCCGTGTTGCGGGAAGGCTGGGGGCCATGGGGCGACCGCTATCGGAGCCGCTGGACCTTCCGCCGTTGCGACGAGAGTGTCAGAAATCTCGGTAACAGCGAGCGTTCCGGTTACCGACAGGATCAATACGCCCGTTGCGACGAGCGTATCGGGGGCCTCAATCTTTGTCAGTGTGCCGACATAGGGAGTTCTGCCGGTCGCCGTGACAGTATCGGGAGCCTCAGTCTTTGTCAGCGAGCCAACATAAGGAACATTACCAGTTGCTGTGACAGTATCGGAAATCTCAGTAACAGCAAGCGTGCCGGTCGCGGCGGCAACAAAATCAGCGGTGGTGATCGATGAGGTGCCGATACGGAAGAAAACGTTGTCGTTGTTACTCGATCCGGCAGTGGTTTCCTGCCACTCTACCTGAAAAAACAGATATGCGTTGTTGAGGACTATCTGTCCTGGCGAGGCGGTAATCGAACTATTTGTGTCGGCGGTAGTTGAGAGCGTGACAGTCGCGCCCGCCGTATTGGCGATAAGCTGAGTGGCAACGGCTCCGCTAAAGTTAGTTGACCGGTACATCTTCATGTTGACGTGGCCGATACAACCTGCCGTCCCGGCCCGCATGTTGAAATTGAACGTCCAGGCCGTGGCAGCGAAGGTGCCGGTTAACGGCCCAACGACAAAACAATCACCAGCCGTACCACCACCAGTTCCCGTTCCCACAGTGGGACCGCTTGTCGAGGCGTTGTAACTGGCGGAAAGAGCGGGATCGGTGCTAGTCGCCGTCGCGCCAAGATGGCCGCGATAATACGGTGTGGTGATCGCAGTTTTGGCTGGTGCCCAACCAAAGGCCGAATTAGCTGCGGTCGGCGCTGAACCGTTAAGCTGAGTGTTGCCCCAGAAGTATGGGGTAACCGCTGGCGTTCCGAGAAGGTAGATGGTCTGAACAGCCATCAGTCATCTCGCCACTCAAAGCTGAAAGTGCAGCGATCGTAATTCCTAATTTGGTGGGGATGATCTGGCCACACATTGCAACCGCGCGACCAATAAGTGTTCTGACTGTCGTGTATGGCGCAAAGACGCTGACCGTCCTCTTCACGTTCTAGAAACGGGCAGGCACCATCTGGTTGTGCTGGAAGGTTACCGACACCACCCCGGCAACAATCACCGCATTTACAGCATTCGCCAGAGCGGACCCACGCCATCACTTTAACTTATAATTCTGGGTGGACTGCCCCACATAAGGGTCACTAGACAGTACAACATCGTGTGGATTAGGACTGACACTTAAATAAGTGGTCGTATTGTTGTAGAATGAGTTGTATTCCATCACTGCCTTAGTTCTATCAATTTGAACAAGCGTACTGGGAGTAGTTACTGCCAACCCTGCTTTACCCACCCCGGTATGATTGGTGATCAAATTACCCATGATGGTAGTAACTGGTAATGTCGAGACATCAGTAATATTTATACCATGTCCGGCATTCCCATCTATAGTATTGTTAGCTATAAGGTTTCCCCAATAGTTCCCGGCTGTGTACACTCCATCTCCACCGTTCTTGGCAATTATACAGTTAATCAGTGCCATACCAGCAGAGACAACTACACCCGGTCCAATACAGTCGTGAATATTACAATTTTCGATCATACTTCCTGGATTATTACCAGCAGCAATACCAGCATTATTCTTACCAACACGTTGTGTTACAGACGAAAAGACTTCGCAGGAGATTACTGACCCGTTGATGTGACCAATACATGCATCCCAACCGTTCTGATCAAAAACACAACGGTATACTGTGGTGAAATCACACTGAATAGTTGTTCCCCAATTCCCTCCCGCAACTAAACACAACAAAGAAATTTTTAGATAGGATGAAGCGTAAAACAGCAAACCGGCAGCACCACCTAGTGCATTGCACAGTATACAGGCCATACCGCCCGAAGTAGTACCATCGTAACCAGGAGTAGCTGGGTCGGTCGCGTAAGTTATAAATCCATTCGTATTATCCCCTGCAACCGGGTTAAAATAGGCTGGTGGCTGGTAGTCATAAACATAGCTAGAATAGTTAGGTATTCCTGACCCTAGAATATAAATTGTATTTCCGGGTACTAATGGTCCGCTACTCGTTGTATTTGTCCAGAAATCAGCCCAAGCCCCGCCTAGTTGCCAACTGGCACCTGAGAATGTACCTAACGCGCGATCTACTACCACATTGGAAGCGTTAGTGAAGGCGGTGACGAAGTAAAACCCCTGCCCTGCAATATTGATGGCGTTACCCACCATTGCAGAAGTGAAACCGGACGCGGTAAATGTGGTGGTTCCGGTAGCGGACCCGTTGGTTCCGCTGGCTTGCGCCGCATCCTGCTGACTGTAATCGGTTCCCGCGCCAGCTATGCCGGGATCGTACCCGCCGCCATTGGCATTGTTACCAAGTGGTCTGGCACGCCAAATTGTGGTTAGGTTGACAGCCATCAGCTAACACTTGAGTTGCCCGGCCCGGTCGCCAGCACGGCAGCGGCTTGATTGTTCGCCGTGAAGTAATCCGTGTGCATCTGCTGAAGTGTACCAAACAGATTGGTAACTTGTGTGTCGGTCAACTCTGAGCAGCCAGCGAGGCTGCTCGCATCGTGAATGACGGTGCCTTGTGGCGGGCCGATAATGCCCAAGATGGTACTATTCCAGCCAAGGATCAACGCCTCAATCTGATTCATAACCCTGAACCACTCGATAGTCGTCGCTCGCTGCATCTGCACGAAATTATGCAGTTGCACCAGTTGCTCTGGAGTTGCGGTTGCTACTGCCATCGCGGTACTCCCTTTATGCGTTCCCAGCAGTAACACTAAAACTGGTAACGGTCACCGTCTGACCAGACGTAATCGAGGTATTGTTAAGTACAAGATCGGTGGCGACATTCCCCTGAATATGGCAGGTACCGGCAGCGTCATACATTCGAAAGCTTGAAGCAGTACCAGTTGCAGCGGCACTAACAGTCCAAGCACCAGCAATAGTTGTCACACCAGCAACAGAGGTTAGAAAGGTCGCTGGAAGTGCAATCGTTGCCACAGGTCCAGCAGGATCAGCCGCAGTACAGCTCGCTGGCTCGGCACCCGTAAATATCTTCAATAAACCAGCTGTGCCGATAGACGTTTGGATTTGGCCAATCTGGTTATTGCGTAAGGCCGTGCCGTATTGAAACGTCATGGTCTAGTTCCTTTTCCTCAGGGACACAAAACAGGTTTAGAGAAACCAAGTTATTGTGTCCAATAACATAAGGTGGATGATGCTGATAAATTCGATAATTCATCTCTCTGAGTAAGGCATGTAAACGTTCACGTTTATCTTCTCGATCATCTTCTAAATACAAGTAAGGTCTATGCTCTGAAATAAGAGGCCATGCCCCCATCAATACGTTCCACTCCATACCCTCAACATCGGCTTTGATTAGTTTTAGATTAGTAACTAAATGCCTTAAATCAACTAACATCATCATAGTAATCTTCTGACCTGAACTACCCGCAGGCAGCATTGAAATGCCACCAAAATTAACACCCAATGCTTGATAATCAACAATTGGAACAACACAACTTCCGACTTCAGAACCGGCAGCGGCATTGATTGCCTGAACATTAGAAATATCATTAAGAGCAAGATTACCACACAAAGTGTTAAACAACGTGGTTTGAGGTTCTATAGCAATAACAGACCTACACATTCTAGCTAGTGGAATAGTGTGACAGCCGATATTCGCACCAACTTCAATAACGCAATCATCTGGTTGTAAAATCTGTCTAAACAGATCAACTTCACCCTCGGAATATTCACCATGTTCAGAGAGAAACTTACCCATATAAGGGTCACCAGGAAAGTAAATCAGACGTCCATGCTTGTAAGTACAAATATCGGTACTCTGTTTCGGTGACGCTGTAGTAACCGACACTGTTCCCGTGGCCAACAACTTATGTGCCTCCTGCACAATAGACTTAACCGATATATCACTAATACAAGCTGCGCCTGTTTGCTCTTCGTTCTGCCTGCATGTTACCATATTATCATGTAGTCGATGACAAGGCCAACAATCAACTCTATTGACATCGGCGTGTAGAGTTGATGTTCTCACCCAATATTTAGTAATGTTCTCAGGGGAAGCATGGGATAACATTACAATCTTTGGCATGTCACGCATAGCGCAGGCCCACAATACACCAGTATCTGGACCAATAACCAAGTCAGCCTGTTGTGCAAATGTCAAACTGCGTCTAATCGGCCATTCGTCACCAGGTTCAGTGATTGCTCTTCTTAATCCGTTAGCATCCCCATTTATCTTAATCAGATCAGCTCGAATTAGATTAGCTAGTTCTAGTTCACGCGACGATCCCATCAATACTACTGGAAGTTTTATTTCCTGTATTAGCTTGGCAATGATTGATGGTGCATAAGGATGTATCTTATCACACCGCGTACCTTTAATCACCCAGGCAATAAAGTGACCACCAATTTTCTGTTTGATTGCTTGGGCATCAGAGACTTCTTCTTTAGTTGGGTAGAAAGCAGGCGCTATTTCATCATAAGGAATTAGTGCAATATCATGTGCTACTTCTAGATAAGAACGATTAGCGATCTTGTGTCTAGCCTCTTTGGGCCACTGGAACTGATATTGGCTAGAAAAGAATGCCTGCTGAAACTCAATCGAATGTGACAAGTTTATATAGAATTCAAATTCCTTTGATCTAATCCAGTGCCAATTAGGACCACTTTCAAGAGGAATGTCTTCCGGAGCATGTACAGATAACTTGTCAATGTAAGGATTATTTTCAAATACTACATGATGTGGTGATGCACTGATTACTTCAACATGCCCATAACGCTTCTTAAGTCCCGGTAAAACCGAAGAGGTTACAATATTGTCACCAATACCACCACCACGGGTGACACCGGCCCATCCCTTATTACCAATAACCATTCTAACTATATCTTTCTAAAATGAGGACTTTTCCAACCGGAATCTTCTGCTTCGTCTTCGTCAGTATCTTCTTCGTCATCTTCTTTATCTTCGTCGTTGTCTTCACTATCATCAGCAACTAACCACTTTATCTCACCATCATCAAACAAGATCTTGACTATAGTTGCATCATCACGCTCTGCTGGTGCCATATCTTCATCAAGATATACCACTGATGCAGGACGCCCATCTATTTCACGATGTTCAATCATTTCTGTATCTTTGGTACATTCGGGAATCTCTCTAAAATCGCCTTATAAACCTTCTTCCAAGGGTTAGGATCCCTATACCAAATTGGTAAATCTTTCTCGTTCAATATACCTTCCCAATCTAATGCAGCCATTTCAGCTAAAGTCTCATGAATTGGCAATCTAGTACTGGAAGTGTGACCATCCTCGTATGACTTCCACCAATCCCGACTATAATCAGTCAATCCATCATGCTTCTGTAATGCAGAAGCAGGCATAAGTCCAATTGCGGCATAAGTGGGATAATCCCTGTTGACCTCTTCAATTGAGAGATCATTAGGATAGATCTCAGCCCTTTTCTTATGGAATTCAGCTTGTTCCTTCTCATATTGTCGCTTAACCGCTTCCCACTTTTGATGCATTACTTCATGAGCTGTAACTGCGCAAATAGAGCGACTACTAACGTTCTTTTGATAAATCTTAATAATCCCTGTATTCAGGAAAGCATGACCAGCAACCCTAAACCTACGACCATTCAATCTATCGGTTGGCGTTGCCTTGCTTATCTTGATCTTCTTATCAGGATAATCTAATTCCTCAGCGACCAAGCTCTTTACTTCCTTCGCTTCCTCATCAGTTAAACGATGACTGAGACTAATGGAAGCCTTAGTTGCCATCTCACTAGATTCTTTTAAGTGATCAAACGTATGCTGAAGTTCAGTATCAAGTTCCTCCGGTTGAATAACCTTCGTACCCTTCCATTCCCTTAATCTAAACTCTGATGGGCGCCCCCACGAACCGCCACTTATATCTATCGCTATATTGGCATTCTTAAATGCTTCTATTGTTTGCGCTTCAACGGTATGATAATAACCCATTGGATCAATGATCTGCTTAATCCTTTCCCTTGGAGTTAGAGTCTTCTTCTTGATTGCCTTTTCTGTTTGCTTTGATTCCGTACCAGTATCTACTGGACCACCACCATGACCATGCACCCTTTGTAAGAATTCCGCAATACCCTTCTGGCCAATAATCAGCTTTGAAGGTTTACCTGTGGGTGGCAGATGTTTGATTGCATTGCTATTCCCACTCATTCCGATAAAACCGACATGATGCCCTGTTTCCGGATGGTGGTATATTTCTGTTTTAGAGAAATCAGGATGCTCTATATACCCTGCATCCTTCAACTGCTTTATCAATTTAGGTGAAGCACTACCTTTCTTGGCGAACTTGCCAGTCTTGTCTCTAGGATGCACTTCTTCTGACCAGGTACCTTCTGGTGCATCATAGGCAAGAAGGTTCGGTAAACGACAAAATAGAAATTGCCTAAGTGCTGCATCCTGTGCGGGATTCTTGAATTCAGCGTCTTCACCAGGCTCCCGATACCTATCACGCTCGGCCTGTAGTTGATACAATTGTTGAATAATATTTGAAGGCATGTTTCGAGCAAGTTCTAAAATATCAGGGTCTAGTGGGACGGGATCTTCGTCCTCTGCAATATCTTTCAACTTCTCTAATGATGCCTTTACTCCTGGATGAAGTGGTTCAGGTAATTCATTCAATCCACGCCAAAGATAAGCTGAATGTTCACTGTTTAATGTAGGTTCAAATTCATCCTCTACCGGACAAGCAAAAGTAGTATGATCCCAACCAAATGGTGTGCGTTTAGTCTCTACTTTAATCCACTGACCATCATCTTCTGGACAATGACCAAGTTCTTCTTCACATTCACGACGGACCGCATCATACTCACCCTCACCCTCATCAACCTTACCACCGGGCCAGGACCAAGTATCAGCCCAATTTTCTTCTGATGCTGATCGTTTTACAAATAGGACCTTATTTTGTGGGGTAAAGAATGCTACACTTGCCGCCTTACCTTTAGGTTCATCCGGGGCTGCATCCCCATAATTACAGCAAACATCTAAATCATACTTATCTTTTCTCTGTTTAGCGCTCTCATCAAACGCTAATGACAGGAGCGGCAGCCTTCCAATCAGGTATTCCCTAAGGCCAGTCGTCATCAAACTCACTATCAGGTGGTGGTGGTTTATCTAGCGCCCAACTGATTAAAGCTAAAACAACAACTCCAACTAGCAAGAAATATAGCCAAGTCATAGGGCCCCGACCCTCCGTCGCTCGGGGCTACACGCCCACGAACTAGGCCACGGTCCGTAGAGGGTTTACCAAGTGGATAGTCCAGCTCTCCAACCAAGCGGAGGAAAACGAAGCGATCTACGAAGCATTATATCACGCACTTCACGACGCTTCCGCTCAATAGCGGCTTCTTTTTCCTTCGGTAACTTACCAGCCATTGGAAAATGACCGATACTATCAAGCACTCGAGTATCATCTTCAGGCATTGGAACCTCCTCAGTGTGTAGATAGTTTCTTTGCTATCTCACGAGCGGAGCCTACCGCCACACTCTCAGTACTTGAATCAACTGGAGTAGACCAGGATAGATAAATCACACCAACAAATGATTCAGGATTTGGTGGTATAGGAATTGCACATCCCCTTTTCATACCACGCTCGGCTAAACGCCTAGCGACAGGTGTACCATTTATATTCAAATCAACACAAACAGGGTGTCCTTCTAAAATATCAACTAGTTTTCGTATATCTGACGCATGGTCCATAATAGGCAAGCGTCTTGGTGATGGAATTACAGGGCGTTCCCCATCATGCCGCCTAGCAGCAATAAACCACTGAGAATTGGAAGAAATATCGACGGCCCAGACTTGGACGAGATCCGCATCTGTCTCTTGCGCAAGTAAATCGAGCGAGGCTGGAATTTCACTTGTCTTGAGTTCTGGTGCATTTGGTGTCAGCCAAGCCTCAAAGAGTTCATTACGTTTGTCATAAACAAAGAACCCAATACCACCAATTAACAATAGAACCACAACAACTACAGCTTTCCACGGCTTATCTATAAAGGCAAGGATTGACGTTATTGTATCAACAAGCCAACCCTTGCTTGAAGAAGGAGGCGTCGGCGGTGGTTGTGTCATAGGTCACCGCCGACATCTTAATTAAGTTCTGGCCGATGGAGTTGGAGTCGGACCGGTCGGAACGGCAACAACAACCCATCCAGTCACTGGCGTCCAAGCCGTCTTGACTTCCCACTGAAGCGTGGGCGTTGGGGGTGTGGGTGTCGGCACTGGGGGCAGCACAATCGGATGCTCTGGGCGGACATAGCCGATGTCTACATCAATGCCCCAACCCGGATCGACCGGACCCTCTGGCGGCGGTTCGATGGGAACGGTGGGAGGTGGGAGAACGATCGGATGGGTCGGACGAAGGTAACCCAGTCCAAGATCGATACCGTAACCTGGATCAACCGGCGGATCTCCACCGGGCATTGGACCGCCACCGATTTCCAGTGACGGGTCGATTGCCGCGACGACAACGGTTTCGCCGGGCCTCAGTTTAATGGCAGGCATTCGCTTTACTCCACTGTGATTAGGATAAGGCAAGAGAACCGGGGCAAGTTACACTTTTGTCAGAAAGGAGACCACCCCGGTTCTCGCCTTGACAACTAGTGCCAAGCTCTATATTAAAGAATGATTGCTGCGGAATTATGGCGATTAAAAGACTGGACCACCTTTAGAGATGGTATTCGCCTTGTTGACCGCGGTAGTTGCACCCTTTACAATACTAGCACCAATACCGTCTCTGGATGGCTTGGGCCTAAGCCTATTTGCTGACTCACCTGAACGTTCAAATGCTGCACGCTTATTTCCAGCCGCAGTGCGACGCTCTGACGATGACGGTTGATGCGGACGAATAGTTGCCCCTTTTGTAAACTCCTCAGGACTCAGTATTTGATGACCACCCTTTTGCGGTCCACTACCTGGACCACCGTCCTTCCCACCAAAGCGAGGACTATTCCAGCCATTACCTTGATTGCCCATCGATCCGCCCTGCATGGTATCATCTTTAGACATTAGTGGAGCAGCCTTTCTAATTGCTGCTCTAACAGCATTCTCAGGCCAGGTTGGATGAGCTTCACTCCTTGAAGTACTGGGGCCAGTTTGGACTGTGGCAACATGACTCCCTACACCACGTCCAATCCCACCCTTGGACAACGACAATGTCGCCCCACTAGGATGCGACCAACTCTCATGTCCACGTTCATTAGGTCCTGAATAACTAAAACCAGCCTTTGTTGCTTCTTGGTGGGCCTTAGCCAATTGCTTGTTTGCAGGTGCAGATGAGGCAGAGGCAGATCCACCACCTTGCGGCCCACTACCTGGACCACCATCCTTTGCCTTTTGAGGTGGAATTGTAGGAGACGACCAACCATTGCCTTGATAACCCATCGAACCACCCTTCATGGTGTCATCACGGCTGGTTTCACCAGCAGTATATTTGAGCAAGTTCCCAAGTGCTGTTCCACCCTCACCATTACCAAGAGGAGGTTTCCCATTATCGCCAGGATTTCCACTACGAGTACTTGGATCAATCTTTGGACTCTTCCACATACCTGTTGGTGTCATGGGCTTGGAAACGGGATCCTTGGGTACGGTAACTTCTGGTTTCAAGCTTGCAGCAGAGTCATTTTGACCATCAGAAAACAAAATCCGCATAACGTCATCAATACTGTGTTGATTACCGGTCTGATTATCAATAACATATTGACCGTCGGGTGACAATGAAAACCGACCATTTTGATCATCTATAGCAGGCTTTTCTTGTCTTTCCCCTATTGCTGTACGAGTATAATACGCACCATCCTTTGCCTTTTGTTGCAATTTCCCACCGGGGTCGGCATTCATAAACTCTTTACCAACCGATTGGGGAATGCCAAGTGTAGAATTACCACCAGCCGCAGCACCCATTGCACCACGTTGCGCTTCACTGACAGGAGGATCCGTTGCCATACCATTCGGATCAGCGTAATGATGCTCCGTTACCGTCTTTACTTTCAACAGTGGCGGTTGCTCATCATTAGCTTGATCACCCACTTCATCGTGCTCCTCTTCCTCACCCTCTTCATTGATCCAGGACAACAGTCCTCGAGCAAAGTTTCTCATTTGGCTTAAGAACTCGGGGCTGGTCTGATCGAACGCCATAGCAAGAGTCCCATAGAGCTCGGTTTCTAGTGGGATGAACGGGTCCTAAGCAGCTTTGGTATGCGTAGGACCCTTTTACCGCAGTGTACCGCCTAAAAGCCGTCTACTAGGCGAGCTCCTTTTCCTCTTCCCTATCGGGCTCCGGTGGATGAGGATTAGGGACGATAGGTGCGGTACCAGGAGGTGGAGGTGGTGGTGCTTCTTGTGGGTGAGGATCCGACACTTGACTTCCTCCTGTTCAACAATTACGTGCGGCGATGGTGCTGGGGTTGATTATTATCCCGTCTTGGAGACGGTGGACCCGAACGGTGGTCATCATCTTCCTCTTTTTCTTCTTTTTCTGCGCCTCGTGAGGAACGAGTTGAACCATCCGCCGCCGGAATTTCGATTTCATTACTCGGCGGAGCTTCGGTCGTCCCATATTCGTTGGTCGCCGTCACTACACAAGTAATAACATGACCGGCATCGGCGTCCGCAACAAGATAGGTATTGGGGGTCTCTTCAACACCAGCAACATCGGAACCATCACGCTTCCACTGGAAGACATAGCTGTGAGGCTCTGCATCCATATGGTTCCAGTTACCCATGGTGCAGGTCAGACTCTGACCAACCATAGGTGCTCCCTCAACAAAGGGAACATCTTTGTTGTACGGAGGCATGACCAACCATGCCGTATGCATCTCGTCAAGCATCGGACGATACTTGTTAAACATCGACCACATGATATCAATATCCATGACCTGATCCTTTCGGTGGACTACGGCCACCAACCAGTTTCGAGATGAACTTTTGCACTCAACGTACCCCTGACATTTGGCCGTACATCCACCCAAGGGGCACCACATTGTTGGCATCTGCAGTACGCTGCAATGTCACCAGGTCCAACAAGTTTCTCACCGGGTGTATAGTTACCAAATCCAGCGGACAGTGCAGTCTTTTCTCGCCAATCCGCAATTGGTCCCACTATCTCACAAATTCGATGCCCGTTTTCGCAGGTCACCAAAGTACCAATAGGTGGATTATCTTCCGGCAAGTATTCGCTCCTGAAGATTCTCTTTGTCAAACCAATCCGGTCGATTTAGACTTGGCTTGACGAAGGGTTTCTTACGTGTATCCACCCAATTTTGATAAGCACCAGGTACGCTGCCCGATTTTCTACTTTTTCGGCGGACATAGTTAACTAACGTCTTTTCCTCACGCAGCCTGGTAATTCGAGTTCGTATACTCCCATACTCTCGATCAAATGCTTTCATCAATGCAATAATGACTTTCTTTTGTGTCAACCCTTGTTCCATCCCATCATTTATCGCCTTGATTAGAATTTCGTCTTGTTCTGCTGTCCAAATCGATTGAATCCCCTTATGCATCTTCTTCCTCTGTGGTTTCGGGTTCTTCCACGTCATCCCAATCAAGTTCATCAGGGTCAAAACCCATGATGTCTATCCAGTCTTGACTAACTGGAGCATCCTCATCAACCTCTTCCTCCCGCTCCTCGTCAGTTGGCAAATCAGCATGATTGCCATATTCACCATAGGAAGGTTGAGGAAGTGGTGCCATTATCTCCAGCCTGAGAACACGATCGGATTAATATACGATCGCAAGGCGACATCTGGTGTATTGCCTAGCTTTTTCGATACTGCCAATGCAACCTGTTGGCAGGCCTTCTTAAAAGCTGCATCATCACCGGGTGGGGGTGCACGCATCTTTGATATTACTTCGTTTGCAGTCTTGTTAGCAAACAACGTCCTAAAATCCTTAGGCTTGCCTAAACCCTTTGTAATATGTTTTGTGTAATCCCGCAAGGATTGATCATTGATCTTCGTGAACAACTTACCCTGATTTTCCCCTGCCATCTTGCGCAGAGAGGCGGCAAGTTCGGGATCTTCAACTGGTAAGTTTAACGAGACACCCTTCTTACCTGTAAATCTCAAAAATGTCTTATCCCCCTCAGTCTTGACAAACTTACCTTGTAATGTAGTCGCACCATAAGCCTGCTTTTCAGCCCCTGTATCTCGTTCACTACCCGGCCTTAGGCCCATCTGCATGATTATACCAAGACATGTAGCATGTTCACGGGTTCGACCATCCCAGGCAGTCAAATTCTTATCATTTTCTTCCTTGTACTCCGGCATATGTGGGGTTAACTTTAATTCAAGCTCAAACTTTTTTGCATCCTGAGAATCTCTGTACTCCTGATGGAATAGTGGTTGAATACGACCCTTAGAGTCTTTACCACCCGCTAGTTGACCCCTAGCGTTAGGATCCATATTGATTCTAACATCAGTCCAGGCTGGTGGGATCTTAAAGTCTTTGGCATGTTCTGGCCAATCTTCTTTATTGGCCGGAGCAGGAGTTAGACTGTAATACCCAACGGTTGATTCTTTCTTAGGTTTGGCAGTGGTAGTTGCTTTCTTTGCAGCAGGCTTTGCAGTCTGTGCCTTAGCTGCAGGCTTTGCTGGTGCGGCGGCTGTAGCTGCCGATGCACCAGAACCTTTACTTACAAACTGACCACCTTTACCACCACTAGTACCTTCAGGTGCATGTGGATGGTCTTTAGGATCAAAGCCAGCGTCTGCCGCTACCTTAGCATTCAATAGATCAACTAATTTCTGATTATTATCATTACTATTGTCACCAGGAGCGCCTCCGCCCGGGGCCAGGGGAACAGCCGGTCGTTTAGGAGGCGCTGCACCAGGTGGCCCAGCGGCAGGTGATGGTGGACCACCACCCGGTGGTCCGCCTGGCCCTCCTGGTTGTGATGCAGCACCTGGTGGTTGTGGGGCACCAGGTACACCAGGAGGCTGTGGTGGAGCAGGAAGTTCTTTTGTTAGGTCTACACCATCAAATGGACTATCCGGATCCTGAGCAAGAGAATCACGTACCTCTTGTGGATCAACTGCACCCATACCATAGTAAGTTTCTCTGGTTGCAGCCTTTACTTGCTCTCTCTGAACAATCTCTTCAGGCTTCTCTTGTCTTAGTGGCTTAAAGTCAAACGTAATATCATCGTCCACTTCATCAAACTCGCTTAACTGAATAAGGTCAATAATCTTGGTCAGATTGGGCCGGTACAATACTTCCTGAAATGCCGCAATCCAGTCTTCAAAAGAAACCAGTTCACCCTCGCTACTTGCATTCAATCCAGCAGGCTGAATGCCCAACAACTTAACCAGTGGAATACGGGCAATCGCCGCCATATGTTCTTGAGATTGTGCTTGTAAGGAATCCAGTCCACCAAGTGGAGCACTAACATTACTAAAATCTTCAGCGTCCTTATCAATGACCATTGCGCCTTGGTTATTCTTGATATTGTTAAATAACGCGACACGGGCAAATAGTGCATCCCCACCCACACCAGTGGTGGCGTCCATATTGGTTTTCAATACACTGTGTGAAAAGTTCTGAATCAAGTCACTGACACTCTGTCTTGTCCTTAACCAATTGTCGACATAGGGCTTGAGCATTTGAGACATGCTTAACCCGCCAAAAGCATAGGCGGGTTTCAAGATGTCCGGCATTTCTCGACCAACAAATGTCAGCAACCGTGAGCGATGTACCTCGCGCGACATTACAAACCAAGTGATTGGGTTATACCAATCAGGGCTCAGTGGATCAACCGAGTCATACCGGGTAGGATAACACCAAGTGGGCTCTACCGGCAAGACTCTAATCAGCTTTTGCGCTTTACCACTATTTGACGAACCAACCTTCTGTTTACTCAACAGATTGCGACCATCACCTAAATCTAGCCTTAACTCTTCGTCATCGTGAGTTTTGCCGGTGTCTAGGTATAAATGACCGCGACCAAAGAAACCATCAGCCTCTGTTGCTTTTTGAAATGCCTTTCTAATCCTAAGGTTGTCCATCTTGTCATTGATTTTCTTGATCTTGTCTGACTTGCTTTCATCACCACTGGCGGCCTTTAACTCAATCCACTCACGAGTCATTTCAGAAGCAATAACTTCTGTAACCACCCGGTACTCTGGGCGTTGTGATAGACTAGCCAGGTAGGCATAGCCCATAAACACAACGCCTTCAGCATAAGCTGTGGCAATAAAGTCTCTGGACGCCCAACCAAAGGTTCCAGATATTGTTTCATCCATCGCCAGTGTTGGAATATCGCGCTCTTTTAGCGCGTTTTCAACTGCTGGCGGGAAGCTCGGTACTTCAAATGGACTACGAGTTGCTACTGAAGGCCGCCTAATCATGGCTGACTTAGCCAGAACCTCAGACGGTATTATCTTTACCGGGTTCTTTGTTTCCGATACTTGCTTGAGATCGGTAACTTCAGCCAACTAGAGGTGTCCTCCGAAGATCAAGACTAGTAGAACAATTATCAATAACAAAACCCCAAATGATGGGTAATAACCATAGTTGTAAGGTGCCATATGCCCCCAATTAGGCAACCCACCTACAAGCAGTAGGATTAGTATAACTAGAAGAATAATGCCAAGCATTATCTAATGCCAGGCATAAAGATAAACAACCCCAGCAACAACACAGCCACAAACGCAAAGAAGACGTTTGACGTGGCGAATGGTTGTAATGGTGGAAAGGGTAGGATTGTGAGGAGCCACAGGAACATCACGACGACGAACAGGATTTCGAT